TTCTTCTTCAATACTACTGGCTGCTAGACGCTTTCTACTTTCGGCAGCGGCTTTTAGAGTTGCTTCAGGTGTTGCTCCAAAGCCACCACCAACTGGACCACTGGCTGGTTTGCCTATTTTACCAAGTCGGTCCATCTCACGGGCTTGATCTTTGTAGGCTTCTGCTAATTTCTTTTCAAGCTCTAATCGTGCTTTTTCTTCTGGTGATATTGTTCTTTCAATATTAAGTATGCCCAATCCCAGTGGTAATCCTAATGCCGCACCAGCAGTTCCAGGTAAGGCTGTTCTTGTTTTACCGCGAGCATTTGCTTCCTCTTCGGCTGTTTGCGCTTGCTTTTGTGCGTCTCTGATAGCAATAGCCAATTTGCCAAATGATGATAGTAAACTGTCATTAACAGATTTGGCAATAGCATCAATAGCATTTTGATATTTTATTAATTGGGCAATTTGTTCGTCTTTGGCAAAGTCGTTGGCTGCATTAAGTTTTGTAAAATCTAACTTGTTGGCTGACTTACCAAATAGATCAACTGCTAGTGCGGCTCTGGTTGCTGGATCTTGAATTGCTGCCAATTTGGCAATAGCATCACGTAGCACATCACCTGTGTTGCGTACAGCGCCATTTGCATCAGTAACAAACACACCCAGTTTTCTAAATGCCAATTGTGCTTTTTCACCACCTACTGCGGCATCACCTAAATTTTGATTTAATTTTAGTGCCAACGTGGCCATATCATCGGCTTTACCACCAGCATCAACTATGCTATTTCTAAAAGTGTTTAGGGCACCTGCCGCAATACCAGTAGCATCACTGATGTCGCCTAGTTCATCTGCTAGGGCAATTGCTTTCATACCTAGGCCAACAAACGCTGTTGCGGCTGTGCCAGCTATTGTGGCCAGGCCACCCATGCCTCCAACAATGCCTGAAATTACTGAAGTCATTCGACCAGCATAACCACCAAACACACTAACGGCTGTGCCTAAATTTGTGACGGATTTTGAAAGGTCATCTACGGCCTTTTGACCTTCTACTTTAATCTTTAATACAAAGTTTTCTACTGCTGCCATAGTTTAACCTTTTGTTTGTTTTCTAATATACTCTTGTATAAACTTTTCTGTTGGCTTGGTCATACCCCTTGGTGCTTGTGGACTGTAACCATCATCTAATCTTTGTGCGTAAGCATAATCTGCTTGAATTTCATCACCTTGCAGACTTGTGCTTCTACGAGCATTGCCACTGCGAACAGGAGTAATGTCTTTGAAATAGTCATAGGCTTCACGGGCCAGATTGTTTGGATCCAAGGCCTTTTGTAATTGGTTAATGCGTTTGACTATTTCACCTGACATTATTTCTTTTCCTTTTTGACTCGCTCCAAGGCAGCCATCATTTCATCTTGAGTCAATTCTGGCGTTGACTTTTTACCGCTGGCCTTGTCTTGTTGGTGTTGTTCCCAAGACATCATAACATCGTGTATCATCAAATCATAGGTAGTGCCTGACTCACGGACTTGACTGGGTAGTACTCCGTAATGCTTGGCAAGCATACCTATGTTGATCATTTCGATTGTTCCCCAGTCACTGGTGTTGATGCCTTGGTTTTTGACTTTCCCAAGAATTCATTTATTTTGACCAAAAGCCCCAAGGTTAAATCAACAGGAAACATTTCATCATCAGCCAAGGCAGGTGTGCCATCTTCTTTTAAAATGATCTTTCTAATGAGATCATTCAACTTGTTGCTGTTTTCTTCTTGTTGTAGTTTATAGAATTCAAAGTAGGTTGAAATGCTCATTTGATCCAGCATGTGAAATTCAATCACTTCACCATATGTTTCTACTATCTCAGCATCATCCATAACTATTCTAGTTAGGGTCGGCTTCTTTGCAAATTTACTAATATCCATAAATCAATTTCCTTCATATCGTTGTTTTAAGTAATGAACGGTTGCTAATACAAACTTCATTCTTACTTCTGCTTGTTCCAAATCTTTTCGGGCACATCTTAATTCCGCTAGTGCTTTGGCAGTTTCTGCTTCTATACTGCGAAATATCTCATCATCTGACTTATCATCAAAAATCATAATATCTCCTATCACGGTTATTTAGCCAAACAAAAACCCGCACTAGGCGGGTTCATGTTCTAATCAATTAAGATTACGCTACTGAGTAGTCACCATCAACTGTTAAAGTCAATGGGCTAACCCACACAGGAGCATCTGCACTAACTGTTGGTGCCAATCCGGTGATGTAAGCAAAACCACTCATTGTCTTGCCTGCGGCACCAGCACTTGTATCGCCTAAGTATAATTCAAAAGCAATTCTTACTTTATCTTTACTTACGCCGAAAATACCTATTTCAGTAGGTGTTGTGCCTGTGCTTGGATTAGTTCCAAAGAATACTGTTTGATCTAGAACAATGTTCAAGTCCAAACTGTTGGTTGCTGTAGTAGCAACATTTAATTTGCTGCCTTCGTCTAACTGCGTCCATGTAAAAATATCATTGCTGTTATTAACTGTGATATTTTGCATGGCCGGAATACTTAGAAATGTTGCTCCACCGGGTAGTGCAATTCTAAGTGTAGCTTCAACGCCTGCTACGCCTGGAGCTGGAAATATGAATGCCATATTATGTTTTCCTTTATGCTAAATTTGCGAACCTATACTGACCTTCGTAGATAACTCTATCGTTGTCTATGGTCACTGTATAGTCAAACAAGCGTGTGTACACGCCTGTTATGGTAGTGATATCTTTAGCACTACCTAAGATTGTCAATGCTGAATCTAAATCAGTGTTTCTGTTTTTTGCGTCCATGGTCAGGAACCATCTTACCACATTTGTTCTACTATTGATCTGCAATGTGCCTAGTGTAGGCAGCAAGGTGTCTTGCTCAGTGTAAGGTTCATCCAAGTATACTCTACGAGCATTCTTTAGATAGAGAGGATTAGTCCCTTCTTGGAAAGGCAGTTCCTGACTGGTCTTAATGCTACCAGTCAGTTGTGCCGTCAAGTAAGTTAATAATTCAGTTCTCATCTTGTACGAACTCTATTCACTATGCTAGCCATCTTATCTGCTGTGTCAATAGTGGCATTTTCTGAGAAGTCATACCAGTCGCCTGCTTCAATCACCTCATCAAACAAGACATTATAACTGTCCTTATAGAACTTGATCTTTGCGATCTCAGCACTATCTGGATTGCCAAAGTCAGCAATTGAAGGATATACATATTCATGCAATGCCAAATATATATTTAGGTCCTTGAATTCCTGCGTCCTGGCTAGGATATAATCTGGATTAACAACAGGCAACAGGTTGGGATTTACAATCCCAGCCAGTTTACGCTGATATTCTCTCCACCAATCTGTGTTTCTAATTTGTGTTAAGATACGTTGACTGGCCTTGTTTAAAAAGTTTTCAATTTCTGCTTGAGTAAGATCTTCATTTGCTTCAAAAACACGACTATCACGAGCCTGAAGCTCTGGATAGGTAGCGAAACGCAGAAACGTTGCGCCACTGTATACAAAATTTGGGTTGCTCATTGTGATAGTCCTTTTAGATTAATTTAGCAATTAAGGGTTGATGCTAGAGTTGTTGTTCAATGAACGACCATAGTTGGTTTGTAGCAAGCCTGTACCATAGTATGCTGAACATACAATGTCATCACCCAAGAAACTAGCACGACGCTGAATTTCAATACTGATATCACCAATCATACCAAGACCCAACGCATCACGCTGGAATACGGCGCCAATGAAGTTGCCTGCTGAACCTGAGTTAGCCATGTTGCTAGTTTCATAAACTGGAATACCAGCTAACATACCAACGAAACCTGTTCTCATGGCTTCATTTGCGTTCTCACCGTAAGCACCCATTGTGAATGGAGTATTACCACTTGTTGTCAATGCTGACTTCAAGTCATAAGCGACTTCAGGGTGTAATACGCAGACCATGCCTTCTGTTGCTACAGCGGCTGCTTTTAATTTTGCTACTGCTGTGAAGATTTGTGCGGCTGTGATAACAGTTGTACCAGCAGTAGGTGCATCAAAACTGCTGAACTTGGCTGTTAAGTCTGTGTCCATTTTACGAGCAACTGCTTCACCAAACAAGCGACCTAAATCAGCAACAACATTACTTGCGGCTGAAACACGAGCCAAGTCAGTTAGCAATGTGCGGATAGCAACTGGGCTAACAACTAATTGTGCTGTGTTTGTGCTTACTGCATCATTATCAACTTCATTACCTTCAGTAACTGCTTTAGCAGTTTGAAGTGGGTAAATTGGAACATTTACATTTTTACCTTGGCCTGCGCTCAAAGTATAATTCTTTACTAATCCACGCATGATGGATCTCTCACTCGCCACAAACATCGCCTCTTGGATGATCTCTGGTAGTAAGTCGTTTAGGGTTGTGGTTGTTGAACCTGCCATGATTAATTCTCCTTATTGAATTTTAGGCTAATCCCGCAGATTTTCTATATTCTGCGTAGATTTTTCTGTGCTCAGGATTTTTCATATCCAAGTTTTTCATATCAACTTTCTTCATTGTAGAACCTGTGACGTTGCTCTTAGTATTGGTTGTAGCAGGCGATGCTGACACAAAATGTGGATTGCTTTGGAGCCATGACTGAACAAAACTGTCCACACTTACTGGTCGCCCAGAGTCATCATAGCGAACACCACCCTTATCATCTAATACTTCAACTTCACCATCTGGATTAAGTCTAACACTATTACGAATCAGTGCCTTAACTTGATCTGGATTGACTGCACGATAACGAGCAGCCGCATCTACAATTGGAGTTTCTAATCGGAAACTTTCAATTACTTTATCCCGTTTTTGAATTTCTGCGTCCTTCTTGGCCGCCAATTCCTGAATAACACGATCAAACTCTCCACGCTTGAGTTGTTGTTCTTGTTGAATCTTTTGATGCTCACTAACAATTTGTTTGAGAGTATCTGGATCACCAAGTTCTTCATACTTGCTGGTATACTTCTTTTCTAACTGAGTTTTAGTTTTTGCTAGAATAGCGTTTACTTCTGCTTGCGTAAAAGTTTTCTCTGTTGCCTGATGTTCGTTTTGAGAAGTTTCAGTACCTTCTGTTGTGCCAATATTTTGTTCGGTCATTGTATCCGCGCCTCCTTTGGAGTATGTTAAATTGATATTCTAGTGAATATCAGTATGTTATTTAGTCTTGTGAATCTAGTATGCGTCGTGCCCATGCTAAGC